CAGAATATTTTAATGCAATTACTGTAAAATCATTTTTTAATAGTATAGGGATGAAATACACCGATGGTGAAAAGGGAGAAATTACTTCGCCTTCTAAACCGCTTCAAGATTTATGTTTTTTAAAGAGAGGGTTTCGATTTCATAAAACCTTAGGAAAAGTCGTAGGTCCGTTATCTAAACAAACTTTAATTAATTCTTTGCGATATAGTGATAGCCGCAGAGATTATGGAGAAATTATGAATGGCAAAATGACTGCGTTTCAATATGAAATATTTTTACATGAAGATCATTCTTTGAGAGATAAGGTTTTGAAAATCGCAGACCTCTCAACTTTTTATTATAGAGTTTTTTCAGACGAACACATTATGCGCACCATGCTTGATGGAGAAACATACTTAGATATAATGGTAGGTTTAGGGAAAAATTTACGTTCGTTTGTATAAACACATACCCGAGACCGCGATGTCGTTAAACTATTTTGAGTTTTTTATTTTGTTTATTTTACACATTTTATACTAATTTTAATTTTTAGTTATTTTATTTATTTATTTATTTTATTTACTTTTTAAAATTTTTTGAAAATTTTCAACTTTTTAGATTACACACGGGTTATAAGAACTCTGTTTCGAGGTTCGCCACGGTTTTTTAGAATTTTACTAGAAACTATGGAGATTTTTAATGATAGATCTCCTGTAACATAATATCATTGCTTCAATCAAACAATTTACTGACAAACTTTTTTCAAGAAAAATAAATTTCGACGTTGAAATGTCTAATCAACGTGCGAAAACTAGTGTAGCTTCTATAAACACTAGAGATATTCAATATAGCAACGACCATCACGATGTGTTTCCAGACATCGATATAGGGGAAGAATTTAGAATAGACACTAAACCCTTTATAAATAGACCATATTTCGTAGAAGCCGTTACATGGTCTAATCAAACACAATATCAACTTTTATCTTTAGCTTGCCCTACTCTTCCTAGAGATGTTTTATTATCTAATCCTTCTTTGGAAAACGCTATTAAGCTTGGAGCTTATTATCGTAGCGATTTATTTTTAAATATTTCTGTAGCAGGAACAATAACTCATGCAGGATTAATTTTAGCAGCCGTAATTCCACCTGTTGCTGCTCCTTTAGTTGCATCTCAAAATTATTACACTTTAATTAATACAGCTTTATCTGGACCACATGCTTTTCTTAGTGCAAATGAAGCAACTTCAGTTATGTTGCATGTACCTTGGTACTGCAATTCTGATTTAGCTAGTTTGGATTTGTCTCAAACAAATACTTCTGCGCCTTCTGTGGATATAAATAATTCACCT